GTGCATTTATTGAAGCGCTAACCATTGCCAAACGGCTAGATGCTGAGCCTGATTTATCAAGCGCAGAAGCGAGGCGGTTCACTACTGATTTTTTAATATCAGGAGTATCCCAATTAAAGCGATCAACGATTGCGCTGATCGTGTCTTTATTTATCATGATTTCCTTTCCAAACTCTGCCAATTTGGCATTGAGAAAAGTCTAGCAGTTAATTAAGAAAAGTGTTAATAGGGTCAAAATTGAGCGTGAAATTGTGGCTAATTCGAACACTTGTTCGGTGTTTTAGGGGTCTGCTGGTTTGTGTTGGTTGGTCTTTCTCTCTCGTAGTGTGTGCGTGTGTGAGCGTGTGTGTCCATTATGTCCGTTTTATATGTTTTTTTTCGGAAGTACCCGTGCGTGCACGCAGAACATTCCTTGCTGTCGAACGGACACACGGACACACGCATACTTAACGTACATGTACACACGCTCAGACCGACAAAAAACTTGTGCGCACACGCGCTACATCCCTTGCTGTCATTTACACACTCGACGAGTCGGAAGAGTAAGTTTTAATCCTTTACATACAGGTACGCACACATTTTCTTTCTTTGATTAGGGTTTTTTAAGGCTGAAAATGGGCTGTGGTATAGTTGTTTTTAGTGGTCAAAGGACTACTAAGAAATCTCTCTCGTATATGTAGTTAATGTCTTTTCCGCATATCACGAGGGAGTTTTCTATCTCTCACGAAAGGAAGTACCATGTACATAGAAATCACGGACAGCATAGCGATAATCATAGCGTTGTCGCTAAGTATCACGCTGATCATCACCACCGCACTACAAAATGCTCGACTATCACGGAAACTCCGTGAGATGAGTGATTGGGAGTAGCACACATGACCACAGACGAACAGTACCCCCCAGACGTACCGCAAGGTACGTTTAGCGCATACTATCGTGAGATAGCAGACCACCAATGGTATGCCACACTGCCCGATGCAGGGCGTAGCCTGTTAAACGCTATCAAAGTAGATGCTGACCTACATGGGATGTGCTCATGTGGCAGGCTCGGTGCTTTGTACACAATAACTGTGCATGAAGTTAACAAAGTGTCGTGTAAAAGATGCTTTAAGGTCAAACTTCTATCGTTTGATGATGTATACAGCGTATACAGGGGAGTGGAACGCATGCCTGATATAGACAGCGAGATGTTTCCGCTTACTTCGCTACCAATACACACAGATAGTCGCCCAACATGTGTGGGTTGCAATGAACAGATATTCCAAGTATCTGATCATGATATTCCATCACGCTTATCACACGCTCAACTTGTTGAGCACCAATCGGAAACAGTAAGCGTACACACTGAGTGTGCGTGGACGTGTACTGATTGTACTGAACAAAACATCACATCATACACGGCTCCACATGTGGTCAACGGCAGTAGAAATCAGTGTGATAACTGCCTTGAACACGCCCTTGATGCTGGCACATTAAGGAGATGTGATTGGTGCCAACGATACCAAACGGATACACACTACTCACCTACTCGTGATCGGGATTTGTGCGAGAGGTGTTTTAACACCGAGTGGTCTTGTGATGATTGTGGACACTCAATGCAAGAAGGAGATAGTCATGAGTGCTTTCGTCATAGAAACAGCCTGATATACGATTACTCATACAAGCCTAATAACCCAAGATTTTTCGGTGAAGCCGATTATCATTTCGGGTTAGAGATTGAGGTCGAGGACATAGACGAGAACGGCATAGAGGAAGGCGCTCAGATAGTGCTAGATGCTCTTGATGATCGTGTGTACATTAAACACGATAGTTCGCTCAATGACGGCTTCGAGATAGTGAGCGAGCCACACTCGTTTGAGCAGTTGGAAAATCTTGATTGGGATTTTCTGCGCAAACTTCGTAGTCATGGTTATCGTTCATGGGATACAAATACTTGTGGTATCCATGTGCATGTATCACGAACAGCGTTTCGTAATGCTGGTAAGCACAGTGAAGCACACGAGTTGCGCTTCCAAAAACTTATCTACGATAACGCAAGTCAAGTGCGCACTATTGCTGGAAGGTCTAGCAGTTATGCGCAGTTTCAGGATAAGGGTAATCTCGTAATGAAGGTAAAGCACGGACAATCAGCCGACAGATACGAGGCTATCAACTCACAAAACACAGCAACCCTTGAGGTGCGTGTGTTTCGTGGGTCGCTTAAGAAAAACCGCATACTCTCAGCCGTAGAGTTTATCCACTCGGCTGTTGAGTACACACGCTTCATGAAAATAGACCCAAAGGCTAAACAGTTATCATGGTTTCGCTTCATGGGTTATGTGCTAGACAATCAAGAAAAGTACGCAAACTTCACGCAGATTGCGCTGAAGGATATGGGAACAAATCCCAATTTCAGTACGGAAATGGAGAACGCCTAATGTGTATGTTGTGTGTAGTACCGCCCAACGTATTACCTTCACGAGATAAGTTGATGTACTCTGCAATCAACAATCCTGATGGGTTCGGCTTTGCTATCGTGGTGTCAAGCGAGAAGCGCATCATAGTCGAACACACCATGAACCCTGATGAAGCAATCAATCGCTTCCTTGAACTACGTGCCAAGTATCCTAATGATTATGCCTTATGGCACGCAAGATACGCAACACATGGTTCAACAAACTTAGATAACTGCCACCCCTTCTATGTGCTAGATGATCAAACAGTGCTGGCACACAATGGCGTGTTATCGGTGGACATCAAGGCTGGCGATACTAGATCAGACACACGCATATTCGCAGATGAGATCCTTGCGAAAATGGGTGGTGTTGTTTCGTTAGATAATCCATACCTGTACGGCATGATCGAGGAGTACACTTCAGGCTCTAAGTTATGCGTGCTAACAGTAGATCCGAAGGCTGAGTATCAGATGTACTTGATACACGCAGACAAGGGGCAAGAGGACGAGAGTAAAGTGTGGTGGTCTAACGATAGTTGTGAGCCGAACTACTACCTAGCGCAGTATTACACTAAACCTAGTGGGCATACCTTCCCATGTGTAGGGTGCCAAAGTCCACTAGATGAAACTGCGTACTACTCTCAAGCGATATGTCCTGTGTGTGCCATATGCCAATGGTGCGACATGGTGGCAAGTGATTGCTTGTGCTACAAGAAGGAAAG